ACACACATTATAATGTTAATCGAAACACCATACAAAGTAGGCGACACAGTCTCATTTAAACTAAGCTCAGGCGAAGAAATTATTGGTAGACTAGAAGACGAAACAGAAAAAACGTTTACAGTACGCAAGCCAATGGTACTTATTGCACAGCAGCAAGGACTAGGTCTTGCTCCGTTTATGTTCTCAGTATCACCTGATGGTAAGTTTGTATTACAAGCAACATCAGTTAGCTGTGTAGCAAAGACAGAAGCAGAGATTGGCAAACAGTACACTTCCCAAACTAGCGGAATCCAAATGGTTTAAGATTATTTTGAGATAAGTAAGTAACAAGGAGATATAATATGGCATTAACAGTTGATACAACGACTCTTCCAGGCGTTACTATTATTACAGATAGCATTACTGGAGGAATTGCCGTTGTTCCGCCGGATTATTCGACAACCTTGTTGGATATATCAAACACTCTTGATAAAATGACCGAAGTTATTAATGCAACTGTTTCAGTTACTAATAATGTTATTACATTGCCTTCTAACATCTTACAGAGTAGTCATATTGGATTCTTTGTAGAAGGAGAAGGTTTACCTTCAGGGTCTTTTATTACTTCAATAACAACTATTCAACTCACCTCAGATCCAGATCCAATTACTTACGGGTACTATTGTGATATAAGTGAAAGTATAGATTTGCCATTAGAATCTGTTGAAGTAAAAATAATATCGCCTATTATCAAAATAGCATCTCAATTAACAAAGGCAACTGATACTTCTGAATTAATTTTAGCAGTTCAAGAAACATTTAAAAATCAAGCATTAGGTGACGGTATTCATACTATATCTCCATGGGAATGGCTAGGATTAAGTTCGATAGTTAGATACTATGATGAAAATGGAATTGACTTAGCAACTTTAAAGACTAGAGTCGATAGTTTGCCGAAAAGTATATAATGCCCGGAGTTAGTAGAGTTACAGTTGATGTTGCAGGTGGATTAATAGTTGGCAATCTTGCTCCAACAGTATTTGTTGATACAAAGCCTATTACAGTTAAAGGAGCTGTTATTTCAGATCACGGAAATGGTGTCCATAACGCACCAGTTATGGTGGGAACAAATCCTTCTAAGGTATACGCTAATAATATATTAGTTTGTACTGCTGAAAATGTTGCTTCTTGTGGACATATAGCAACTGGTTCAGGCAATGTGTTTATTAATAACTTGTTCGATGTTGCAACTAATCTCACTGCTGAACATGAAGCATCTATTCGAGGAGGATTATCAACTTCTCCGTCAAATGCTGAATATATTGAATATGGAGACGGCGGCATTAGTAATGGCGACGGCGGGTATCTTTCAAACAATACAAGTCCAGTCAATGGAGTGACTGGACCTCAAGATGCCCCTTCTGGTAATGTCGATGCTCCAAGTACGTTTGAACGTGTATCAGACCCTGCACTAAATTTTCTTCCGCACACTGATTCGAGAATACAACCTGCTCTAAGAAACATTCTAATTAGAATTGCACGATCGTGGGGGCAGAATCTCACAATTACTAGTGCGTATCGCAGTCCGGCGTATAATGAAAGTGTAGGCGGAGCAAAAGGCAGTATGCACCAACAAGGTAAAGCAGTAGATATTGTAATGACCGGATACAGTACAGCAGATAGAGCACGATTTATTGAAATAGCAATCAACGAAGGCGCCCAAGGTATAGGCGTATACAATACATTTACGCACGTTGACATCGGTGGCAAACGTGCTTGGGGGCCTAATGGAAGTAGAAATACATTACCGAATTATCCTTGGGCACAAGCTGTATTAAGAAGATATGGTTATACAACCAGTTAATGGTTGACAACTGTACAAAAATCACATATAATTAATTAACATTATTAAAGGAGAACTATAATGACACAACCAACCCACGAAGAAATCGTATTGGCATTTAACAACTACTTGAAAGAGCATGCATCTTTCGAAGAAAAAGGCGTAAAAGCAGCAGCTACTCGCGCACGTACAGCATTAGGTGATTTAGGCAAACTTACCAAAGAACGCCGCAAAGAAATCATCGAGAAAAAGAACGCAATGTGATGAGCGGACAACGGCGTTGGCTTCAAACTTGGGCTCGCACCGTTGGCATGCCAATTGGTTTTACAGACGACGATAAGCCAGAGTTTCATCCTATCACACAACGTGATGTGAAAAAGGCTCTGGCTTTCCGTACCTTTTGGATAGTGCTACACGTTGTAACTTGTCTGTTTATTATCGTCGGTAATGGACGTAACTTAGGAATTTGGTAATGGACAGTAGAATTAAAAATATTTTGTTGAATGAAGGTATTCGACAAGCAACAACAGTAGAGCTAATTGCAAGCGAAAACTTTGCAAGTGATGCTGTTATGGAACTTGCTGGTAGTATTTTTACCAACAAGTATGCAGAAGGTTATCCAGGCAAGCGTTACTATAACGGTTGCAATAATATGGACGAAGTTGAGCAATTAGCAATTGATACCCTATGTACATTGTATGATGCAAAATTTGCAAATGTACAACCGCATTGCGGCGCCAATGCTAACACAGCAGTATACCAAGCACTAATGTCACCTGGAGATCGTTTGCTAGGAATGGATCTAGCAAGTGGTGGACACTTATCGCATGGTAGCCCACCTAACATCTCAGGTAAAGTATATGACTGTTATGCGTATGGCGTTGATGCTGACGGATATCTAGATTATGATGCTATCGCTGCTCAAGCAATCGAAGTACAACCACATGTTATCGTTGCAGGTGCTAGTGCATATCCTCGAGTAATTGACTGGAAACGCTTCCGTGAAATTGCTGATAGTGTAGATGCATACCTTGTTGTAGACATGGCACACTACTCAGGGCTTATTGCTGGTGGAGTATATCCCAATCCTGTACCTTATGCTGATGTAGTAACTAGCACAACACATAAGACGTTACGTGGCCCACGTGGCGGTATCATATTATGGAACGACAGCAGTCTTACACGACAGATTAATTCAGCAATCTTTCCAGGAACACAAGGCGGTCCATTGATGCACATCATTGCTGCCAAAGCACAGTGTTTCATTGAAGCAAGTCAGCCTGAGTTTAAAACATATGCAAGTGCTGTAATTGATAACGCAAGAGCAATGGGCGAAGTGTTGCGTGAGCGTGGATTTAAAATTCAAACTAACGGAACAGACAGTCACATCTTGTTATTAGATCTAAGCAGTAGTAAGCATAGTGGTCGTGAAGCAGCAGACTTATTAGAAGCAAACGGCATCACAGTAAACAAGAATGGTGTACCAAATGATCCTCGTAGCTTTGTAGAGACAAGTGGTATCCGTATTGGTACAGCCGCAGAAACTACTCGCGGTCACGATGCAGAATGGTTTCGAACTCTTGCACATAAAATTGCAGATATATTAGGGTAAGATTATGTTAGAAACTATTTGCGAAACTATGGTTGCAGCGTACAACCGAAATTGGATTACTAGCCGAGATGGCAACGTAAGTATTCGTCATCACGACCGTGATCACTTTTATATTACTCCAAGCGGCATTCGTAAACAAACAATGCAACCAGAGCTGTTCAAGAAGATTGCAATCATGAATCAACCTGTTGGCAGATGGAGTTGGACTGAATTGGAATACACTGACATTAGTGCTAACCTAAAGCCCAGCGGTGAGATTCCTCTACACTTTGGACTACAAAAGCGCATGGGACAACACAAAGACGATGTTCGAGTTGTAATGCATTTTCATCCTACTTACTGTGTAGCAGCGATGCATGCTGGTATTGACTTAGACAAGTTAGTCAAAGACTTTCCTGAACTAGGACGCTATACAAAGGTAGCACCTAATGTTCCAGATGTTGCACCTATCAGTCAAGAGCTTGCAGACGAAACTATTAGCAGACTTGATGTTGATGCAGAAGGCAATATTGCACACGATATTATTGGTATTAAAGGACACGGCGTAGTTGCAATTGATACTAGTCCTTGGCGTACATATGAGCACATTGAACGACTTGAACATATTTGTAAAATTGTATTAGCATCGGGTAATTATTAAGATGAGATTCTACCTAGGATCATGTGAGATGAAATGGTCCCACAAGGATGAATTGGAACAGCTCTGGATACGTAGAGAACTCGGTGACGAACTGTTTGAAGAAATTCAATGGCACACAACTGTAATACTCCGAAGTAACAGTCAATCGTTGCCAGGTGACACTTACAAACGCTGTGACATATACGTAGACATAGAAGACGATAGACATGCAACATTATTTGCACTAAAGTTTTCAAAAGCAAGAAAGGTAGAACTGGTATGATTTGGGCAGGATATAATATATCACAAGCTGGCGAACATTTTCGTGTAGAAGGTGACTGGCCAGGTGAAGTATGGCAGGACAAAGAAGGAAATCCTAAAAATCATGCCTTATACAGACCGGGCGATGTGTTTATCGTAAACGAAGCCGGATGGTTGTGCAAAGTAGAAGATGTTACTGCATTAATGACAAAGTACGAGGCAAGTAAGAATGAACGTAAGTGAAGGTGATCTAGCTGTAATTGTATTTTCAATTAATCCTATAAACGTAGGAAGAATTGTAAAGGTTGTAGAATACATTGGCAAGTTTAAAGAAGGTGAACAGTTCGAAGCATTTGGAATGACATCAACTTGCCTTGTTCACGATCACTACTGGTGGATCGAAGCAGACGATTTAACGATACAACTAGGACCAAGTCCGCGAGCATACATTGCTGACAGCTGGCTACGCAAGATTGTTCCACCAGAAGAAAAACTTTCTAACAAAACAGAAAAAGAACTTGACATCCATATGTAATGTGTTATAGTAGTGTTGTAACAATGTAAAGGAACAACACAATGATGCCATTAGCAATAATCGGATTGTTAGTTGTAGGTGCAGTAATTGGTGCAGGTGCGTATTATCTGCTTAACAATGTCACTATTAGCAAAGGCAAGCGTAAATGAAACGCCCTGATCAAGCAGACTATACAAGTCAATATCAATACGAAAACGACATGCACGAATATCGTGAATACATAGAAAGAAAGAAAATGATGCGAACAGGATTTACTATCGGTGGAGCAGTAGTTGCAGGTCTAATCGGCCTAACTGTGCTTGGAGGTTCTTGGTACACAGTTGACCAAGGTGAACGTGGAGTTATTCTAC